GCCAGTACCACCAATGGCATAGGCTTTAGATGAGTAATCTGTTGTTACTCCGTCATTTACGATACCGTTAGTTTTGACAGCCCAATCGTCAGCAAAAGCCGCACTAAGCGCACTAGCTGCCGCAGCCGTTGCACTACCAGCAGCCGCCGTTGCGCTATTACCAGCATTAGTCTCAGCGGTTGTAACTGTACTAATATCAACCATCTGATCCCATTTAGAAGCATCAGCATTAGTCGTTAATGGTTGTGTTCCAGAGGATGTATGAGATGCGCTAGCAATGAATATACTGCCAGTGCTTGTGTCTTTGACAATATCGCCTTGAGCATATGTCCTGGATGCAGACCAGTTTCCTTGCCAAGATCCAGTAGATGAAGCAATTGCATTTCCACTAGCATCAAAAGCCAAAAACTTATTTGCTCTAGTTGTACTGTTTGGAAAAACAATTCCTGAAAGCGGATCTGTAGCTGGCAGAATTAATGCCCTACTAATGTCAGTTTCAAGTTCCTGTTGAATTGCAACAATACGATCAAGCTCTGTATTCAAAGCCGCAATATTAAACGGCCCTGATGTAGCAAAATCAGTAGTTCTTGTAACAGGTATGTCTCTGAATACAGTAACCCTTACACTTGTATAAACACTGCCAAGAGTAACGTTTCCATCAGAAAAACCATCATCAACAGCAGTGCCAGTAACAGCAAACGTATTTGCTCCTGTGCCTCTGGTTAAAATTGTGTCATTACCAAGAGCATCGGTAATAATAACATTGATGTCATTTAGATCAAAAAATGGGAAATCAATAGTAAACGTAGTGCCACTAGAACCAGCAACGTTACCACCAGATCCTATCTGATGTTGTATTCTCGCATCATTATCCGCAATTGATATAGTAGCCATAATAACCCTTTATCCATTACGCACTCCCAATTGTTAATTCACATTGTTATTATTGTTATTGTCCAAATATCCCATCATATATTGGGTCCAAAGCTGGATGATTGCCTGTTGGTAAAATAAACCTTCCAGAATCCAATGTGCTTTGGTCTACATTTCCACTAAGAACATCCCCCAACACTTTTGTTCCAGTAGAAAAATTACTAATTGCAGGGCCAAACACAGAACCAGCTTTTGCTGCATCTGGCATTCTGTATTGCGGTTGGTTTGTAAGCATCGGACCTAACCCAATTTTTTGATCACTTAGCTTTTCGACAGCGTTATTTACGTCCATAAACCAGCCAACAACACCGCTTCTATCAACAGCGTTTAAAACTTTTGTGTCAAAATCTTCTTCACCCTCAATGCCATACTGATAACGCTTATACTCGTTTACAAATCCAGCCATGCCTACCATCAGTGCTGCACCTTGCCAGAACGCTATATCTTTTTCCTGCAACCCAGATGTCAGAACACGAACCATGGCTCCTTGTCCGTAAGACTTAAACTGCGTCATTAATGATCCAAACTCTGTAGATGTCCACAAAGCACGATCACCAGCCCCCGGAGTAACAATAATTCTGTCTACATTCTGGTTAAGTGCAGTACGAAACTTCAAACGCATTACAGAGTCTTCCCAAGCAGCAGTTTCAGGCATCCACTCACCCTCAACCTTTTTTCCATGCTTTCTTATAAGAACACTCATTCTGTAATGATCTTGCTGACTTATACCGTTTTTAAGAAGTTTTTCTTTATCAGCTTTTGATAAAGCAGCCCAATTTGTAGTAAGGGCATCTGTCATGCGAAGCATAGTTACATTGCCAGCAAACTCTTTAAGCATCTGGTTCCAGTAATTAAGACCGTTCAACATAAAATAAGCATTTGTTGTAGCGTTAAGACCACGCTCAAAACCCATTCTCGAACCAAACAAATCACCAATGTCAGAAAATGCGGCGGCACGAAGACCCAACGTAGCATCAGCAGCAACACCAGCAGCCCGAAGCTCTCTACGCTTCATGTTTTTTATATAGTTTCTGTTAGCAGCAAAAAGATTTCTTAAACCTTTTTTATGGGTATTTGTTATACCCTCAACCATTACAGTTCTTGCAACATCAGGAACAGAACTGACAACAGCACCACCCATACCAACAAGAACGTTAAATGATTTCATAGCTCTTACAAAACGACTAGACATTGCATGAGGATCTTTAGATGCGCCGTATGTGCCTCTGACACGATCTCTTAAACCCCGAATATCTCTTAAATCATTCTCTAATGCCTTTTTTAGCATCTGCCTTTCAGAAACATCTTTGGCTTCTTTTATTAAAACCTCATATTCATCTGTTACCTGATTAATAACAGCACGCATATCAATGTCGCCAAACGCTCTTGTTAGTTCGATATCAACACCCATTGTTCTTGTGTGATGACGAAGAAGAACCTCTACATCATTTTCAAGAAAATCATCAATCAACTCATCTGGTATTTCAAACGAACGTGCTTTTACACCACTTGGATTAGCTACCCAGTCAAATTGTTTACCAGCATCATCAAGATCGTAATAAGGCTTTGATCTTGTAACTTCATCCATCATTTCCCTGGCAAACTTATTTGCCTGAGAAGATGTCATTTTGTATTTGCCTTTAGCCCAATCAGATACACGCTTTAAAAACTCAGCTTCATTATCCATAATCTTATCAACTCGCCATACACGATTAAGATAAGACTCAGCAGTATTTACAGCCACACCATTGGCTTTAATGTTTCTAAGGTAATCTTGAGCTTGTTTAATCCTAGCAGCATCACCTGATGCTTCAGCAGCCTTCAATGCCCCTTGTGCTTCTTTTTCAAAAAGTCTAACGGATTCAGCTTCTACTTTTATAAAATCATATGCTTCACGATACTTAGCAGCAGCACGTTCTACAAACTGTGTAGCCTCATCTTGAATAGAATCTCTGCCNCCACGNCTCATGGCTTTNCCAANTCTNATTCTAAANTCTACTTGCCTAATAAATTCTTTCTGACCAGCAAGAAAATCTGAAGCTCCTTGACGCAGCATTTGTATAGAACGCCCAATATCGCCATCTTTCGCTACAACACCTCGATAAGACAAATATGCTTTATCTGATTCAGCTATAGAGTTTAACAAAGGACCAAGATATTTAGCTCTAAAGTTAGCTTCGACTGACTGATCCATAGCCTCGCCCTTACCAACTTTTTTCTGGATCATACCGCCTAGATCAACAAGACCAGCAGCCACAGACCGAACATAAGGATTCCTGCTTTTAAGCATCCTAATTGTCGGGTTCCATCCAAGGTTTTCAACGCCAATACCAGTTTCGGCAAGAGCATCACCTTCCATTTCAGCATATGCAGCTTTTCTTGCTTTTTCAGGACTAATAGCAGCACCAGCAGATCTGTAAATACCTTCGTCTGGGTCTAGTTTAGGACCAAATACCCGACCAGTAGTTTGCTTTCCAAGCAATCCTGTAACGCCGCCACTAATAACAGAAGCAGCCGTCAAAGCCAATAATGAGTTAGTTGCTGTGTAACCTTCAGATTGCACACCTTTCATAATTTCTTCTGGTGCCATTAAAGCAGCGGTGTATCCAGCACCAGTAGTAAATCTTTGACCAAAAGTTGCACCTTTGACATTTCTAAACAAAACAGGTGCAAATATAGTTGGTGTACTCATGTGAGCAAAAAACTCTGCTTTACCACTATCTGATGAAGCCAAAACAGCAAGGTCATCAAGATCTGACGTTAGTCTGCTAATTATGTCAGCACTTTCATTTGGACCATCGCTATTCATAAAACGATACATTGCACCCTGGTCACGATAAGGCTTTGTCTGTGGATCTTTCCAAGGATCGTAAGGTCCGGTTTCTTCATCCCTTAACACATCATGTATTGTTCTACGCATAGACTCAAAAGGAGCAAACTGTCTGTATGCAGCACCCCATGTTTGTTTGGTGTCATTCAGATACATGTAACTGTCCTGACCGAACAGTTCATCTGTTGGTATAGTAGGAGCCGTTTCCCCCACCATTGTTGCGGCTATCTCATTCTGTAATGTCTGTTTTGGAGATAACGCCATTATTGCAGACCCAAATCACTGGCTTTTTGTTCATCCATTGGAAACGCTCTGTGACCCAGCACACCACCAAGAATGTTAAAGAACTTTTCCATCTCAACATCAGTAAGCTTATCTGGGTCAAAGTTAGGCATACCGCTGTTAAACTGTATGTTTGAGCCAATGCGCCTAAAGTCATTAACCATATCTGTTATGACACTGCGTCTTTGTTGAGCGTTGTTCATTCTGTCGTAATAGCTTTCAACAGCAGATTCAGCAAAAATGTTTGTATTAAGCAAGACACGATAGAGACTAGGATTGTCTTTGAGATCTTTTTCTACAGCTTGAAAAACATCGTTTTGTTTTGATGTTTTAAAGTCATATTTATAATTTGTGTGCAGTTTAACGAATGTTTCATCTGCCATTTTTATCATTGCTGTATAGCTATTGTTTCTTCCGTATGGCCTGTTAGCTACAAAAACAATGTTACCTTTATCAATAGCCTCTAACTGCGCTTGGCTAAAAGCTGCATTTTTAAAATCAGTACGATCTTTTAAATCTTGAACAAGGTCATTATGCCTTATAGTTATTGGCCGCATACCAACAGTTTTTTGTGCTGCTTTCAAAGCTGGGAATAGAACAAATTCAAGTTTACCATCTTCATTAGGAGCAATGCCTATATTGTCTCCCATGTTAATTAAAGCAGTTCTTATAGCTGTTTGAAATCCACGTTCAGTTGCATTAATATTGCCATTTTCCATGATGTCATAAGCTGACTCCATAATGACTGATTTAATGGTTGGGTTATCTAAGATGATGTTACCTATTGAGCTAGTATTATATTCACGCTTTATCTGCTCAATAATGTTTTTATGACCTTGGCTAACTTCATAATCATCGGTTAAATCATAAGCTTCAGAAATGGCTCCAACAAAAGCTTGATGACCAGTAAGAAAACCAACCAAATCTTCATCATTTGTAAATGCTTTTGTAAAATGCTTATCAAAGAACGCTGTTTTGTCAGTGTCTTTTGGTATTAATTCTGACGTTATTCTTTGTATGCTTCTTGTGTCTTTTAACTGACGCTTTTGACCCATAGATTGAACAGCTTCAAAAGGATAGAGTCTGCTATCCATAGCTAAGTCAAAATTAAGACCACCACCATTTTCATATATTTGTTGAATTTGAATATTATTCAAACCTTTGTCCAAGGCTGTTTGATAGAATTTGTTAAATACAGAAACGCCTTTTGCAAAATAATCATCATCACTACTTATAGTGAAATTAGTAATCAAAGGCTCAATAGCCTTATGGAAATAACCATTTGCAATGCTGTAGTTAATTACTTGAGACAAGCTCTCCTCAGCAGTGGTGGAGGTTTCGCTTATATCTATAGGTGTATTAGTTCCTGCCAGAGTCGTTGGCTCAAAACCATATTTTCTCATATGAGCAACGGCTTCTGAATTTGGCAAAATGCCAACCTTAGAATTGTTAAATATCTCTCTTGTTTTTTTATTTATCCCATCTTGCTTTACATAATCTTTTGCGTACTGAATTTTCAAAGAAGTCCATTCTTCAATAGTCATNCCAGCAGTTTCTGAATCATCNCTAACAAGNTTAGATNCCAACAATTGCTTTTCTAATTGCTNATAATATTGAGGTGTTCGCAAATATCCACCAACAGCAGACATATCGACCTTTAACTGAGACACAGCCAGTTTGTTGTTAGTCTGTATTAGTTCATTTATAAGTTTATCTTTTAAACCATAATATTTGCTAACCTCTCCATAGGTTGCTCTGCCTAATTTAATCTGCTCAATGATTGTGTTTTCAGAAGCTCTTTTTTGAACATCGTCACCAAATTCAAAACCGTTAAAAGCAAACCCAAAGTTTTGTCTATCCGCAGCATCATCGGCTGCTTTTTGGCTGTTTATTAATCCAGTCTTCATTTGGGTTAAAGCGTATTTTTGACCACCATCAATGCTGTTGTTTAAAGCCATTGCATTAATTTGATCAATACTCAAATTATCAATATTGCCTTGGGCATTAGTAAAATTATTTTTCTTACGAATATTTTCTGCAGAACGCTCCAAGGATATTCCTTG